AAGAGGGTCGACGACGTCGCGAAGTGCCTCGATCGCGCTCAAACCGCCGCAGTCGTCACCGTTTTCGGCGGCGACCGCGTCGTGACGTTGGATCTTCTCGGCCCAGCCGGGGTTAAACTGCTCGAGGATCTTACGCGCGATGCTGCCGACCGGCCCGGTAGGGCTGGAAATGACGGCAAAGCTGAAGGCCTTAAGAGCACCCACCTCCTCGTTGGGAACGGTGGAGGGGAGCCCGGTGGTGGTGAACTTGGCGACGAAGCGCTTGGGGTCGTAGTACGAAGTACCAGTGATGGTGTCGTAGTAGCGGCCGAGGAAAGCGCAGCGCCCGTCGCCATGGCGCCGCTCAACGACCTTCATGGGAAAACCCATGCTCGCAGAAATCGAGACAATCTTCTCCTTGGGATCCACCGCATTGCCGTTCTTGTCGCGAGGTTGGAAACCGAAATAGACAGCGTCGTCGCCGGCGTGCATCCCCAAGTTCAGCCATGCTGCTTGGGGTTGCTCACCGCACCAGCGACGGATGCGAAACTCGCAAAACGAGCCTGCAACGCCATTCTTAATCGTGGTGCACCAGAGTCCACTACCGAGGGCCCATCCTAATTGGTAGGCGGGCAGACTTGCTGCCTTCACCTTGACGCCTACAGAATGTTTGTAGCCGAGCGTGAAAGCAGCATGGTCATCGGGGTGGAGGAGCGCAAGCATAATACACGAGAATACGTAATCAGTTAGCGCGCCGTGGTGCCCGTCCATATTGGAGACGTCGACCTCAAAGATCGGTGTGTTCTCATCAAATAGGGCGGTCTTCTCTGTCATTCCTGCTGCGATCTCCGCGGGCTTGGCCGAGCTGAAGTACCAATGCATCAACTTGAATGCATCGGCTACAGTGTAGGCCAGCATGGAGGTGGCGATCTTGACCTCGGCATCGTCCGGAGTAGTGATGATGCGTGGTTTGCTCGTTGGCTCCTTAGGCTTGACGTGCATACGCAAGTCATACTTGGAGTTGGAGCCGACCACATCATCATGGGCGAAGCCGTGGATCGCGTCGCGCAGGATGGCGACTTGTGTCGGGCGGGGCTGCCTTGCCTGGACTTCATCCGCCGAGACGAGTCGCGGGCGCACGTACCCAGCTTTCGATAAATCGGCTGAGAAACGTGCAACGAACTCGCTAACGGTGTGCTTGTCGCGTGGCGTAATGGCATTGTGGTTCCTCCCACGTTCGAGCCTGATCTCAATTGCGGCCGAACGGTTCTGCACATTGTCCTGAGGGACGGGTGCTGAACAACGGCCGAACCCAGGCATCCAGTTGCGAACCTTCATCGACGCCTCATGGTCGTCGGAGGTCGCTCCGTTAGGACCGGTGCCAAGGGTGTAGGGGAGCACCGCCCCGTCAGTGGACTCGCGGTCCAAAAGGGAGGTGTCCTTGAAGTCAGGGTTGTCGTGGGCGAGTATCGCCAGCCGTATAGTGGCGGCGTCCTCGGGAGTGATGCTAACCTTCGCCCACGCATCATCGCACTTGTGAGCGCGAGTGATGGCTTGTTGGACTGTCGATCCGGCGGCTTTAGGTGATCGTCGCAAAAGCGACTGCACGCCGGAGAAGGCCATGCTAGAGATGCGGACTGAATGCGCGATCCCGGCTTGGCCGAAGGAATAGTAATTCGAGTTCGTTCGGTCGACCCGCATTGTGAAGTAGGTTGCGTCATCTTTGACGCTCTTCTTCGGAGCGAATCGTTCCATCGTCGCGACATAGCCACGAGAGGCAGTGTCGGACAATCCGCGCGCCCAGCGTTGGATGGGCGAGTAGGCAACCATCGGTACAATCAGAACCAACGAACGGCTTTCGCCGAGGTCGAGGCGCTCAAGACGGAAAATCCAGTCAGCGCACTTAGCGTAGCGCATAATCAGATATTGTCCCAAGCGTGCGAGCGCGTACGCCAAAATAATATGGCGTAGGAGGCCCGTCCAAGAGTAGAAAAGACGCAAATAGCTGTACTCAGCCGGGCATGTTGCCGGGAGCAGCAGCGGAAAGTCCACGTCGATGATGGAGGGAAAGGAGGATTTCATGATCACACCGCGTCGAAGTGCGACGCAGTCTGAGTTCATCCAGCCATTAGTGTGGCTGGCCACGCCGGCGGTACACTCAGCAAGAGTATAGCTGTGGCGGGCGAGTGCAAACCAAGGAATGGTGTATTCGTAGAGACAGTGGAACCCGAAGAGCATTCCACGCGGAATACCGACCGATTC